CAATTGGTGGTTTCGCAGGTAACTTTCAATGGGGTCCAGTTCTCGCGCCTGTCACTATCAGTTCAGAAATTGAATTAGTAAAAACATTTGGTAAACCCAATGACACCACAGCATCCAGCTTCTTTTCAGCTGCCAACTTCCTAAGCTATTCCAACAATCTTAAAGTGGTTCGTGCTGTAGGTTCAGCAGCTCGCAATGCTGTAACTTCAGGTACCGCTATTCTTATTGAGAATGAAGATGAATATGAAGCTGAGTATGGCAGTGGAGAAGCAACTGTTGGTGAATTTGCTGCCAAGTATCCAGGTGTACTAGGAAATTCATTGAAAGTTTCCATGTGCGACGGCGCATCTTTCAACAAAACATTAACAGGTACACTTACTGTGGCTGCTGCCGGCACCACAGTGGCAGGCACTGGCACAGCATTCACCACAGAAGTTGCTGTTGGTGACCTCATCACCACAACCGCAGGTGTTACTGTAGGTACTGTGACAGCTATTGCCTCAGCCACATCACTGACCATCACAGCAGCAGAAACGGCATTGGCAGGTGTAAACGCCAAGTCCAAGTGGGAATTCGCTAGCAGCTTTGATGAAGCTCCAGGCACCTCATCCTTCACATCTAGTCTGGGTGGTGCTGATGATGAACTTCACATCGTCGTGGTTGATGAAGATGGTCTTATCTCAGGTACCACAGACAGCATACTGGAAAAGTTTGCCAATGTGTCCAAAGCAGCTGATGCCAAGGCACCACAAGGTTCCGCCAACTTCTACGCAGAAGTGTTGAAGGGCTCACGTTACATCTATTGGATGGATCACACTTCTTCAGTGGAAGGCAGTGACACAGCTTGGGGTTCATCAGCAGCTGGCAACACATTCAAAGCCATGACAAAAAATGTCAGCGTGTCTTTGTCAGGTGGTGTGTCTGCCTCACCAACAGATGGAAACATCATCACAGCCTACGACGAGTTTGAAAACGCAGAATTAATTGATGTGAACTTGCTCATCTGTGGTCCACACAGTTCCACAGTGGCACAATCTGTGATTGACATTGCAGCTGACCGTTTGGATTGCATGGCATTCGTTTCACCTGAACTGGCTGATGTGTTCAACAACGCAGGTGATGAAGCTGATGACATTGTAGAATTCCGTGAAACACTAACATCCACTTCCTACGCTGTGTTGGATTCAGGTTGGAAGTATCAATACGACAAGTACAATGATGTGTATCGTTATATACCATTGAATGCCGACGTGGCAGGTCTTTGCGCACGTACAGACGCTGTTGCTGAACCTTGGTTCTCACCAGGCGGATTGAACCGTGGTCAAATCAAGAATGTCGTGAAGTTGGCATATTCTCCAGACAAGACAGACCGTGACACACTCTACAAGAAGGGTGTGAACCCTGTGGTGTCATTCCCAGGTGAAGGTACTGTGTTGTTTGGCGACAAGACATTGCTTGCCAAGCCATCAGCTTTTGATAGAATCAACGTTCGTCGGTTGTTCATTGTGCTGGAAAAGGCTATTGCCACAGCAGCCAAGTTTCAATTGTTTGAATTCAATGATGCCTTCACACGTGCACAATTCCGTAACTTGGTGGAACCTTTCTTGCGTGATGTACAAGGTCGTCGCGGCCTAACTGACTTCCGTGTGATATGTGATGAAACCAACAACACAGGTGAAGTCATCGACCGTAACGAATTCGTGGCTGATATTTTCATCAAGCCAGCTCGTTCCATCAACTTTATATCACTAAACTTCATTGCAACACGCACAGGCGTGAGCTTTGAAGAAGTTGTCGGCGCCTAATCAATAACTTCTAGGAGAAGAAACAAATGGATATTTCACAATTTAAAAGTAAGTTAGGCGCAGGTGGTGCACGTCCAAACCAATTCCTAGTGACACTAACTTTCCCTGCTGCTGTTGGAGCAGGTGCTAGTGATGACTCACTACTTGTAACATCTGCAGCCTTGCCAGCATCCAACGTCAACCCAACCATCGTGCAATATCGTGGTCGTGAAGTGAAGATGGCTGGTGAACGGACATTTGATCCATGGACCATTACCGTGTTGAATGACACCAGCATGAAGCTTCGTCGTTTGTTTGAATCATGGTCCAACTTGATGAACAACCGTGAAAACAACGGCGGCGCATTGGCACCAGCCTCATATATGTGTGACTTGGCAGTGGAACAACTGGATCGTAATGATGAAGTCATTCGCACCTACGACATTTACAACTCATTCCCAATTACTGTTTCTGAAGTGGCATTGGCCTACTCGGCAAACGATGTGATTTCAGAATTCAATGTGACGTTCCAATACTCACATTTTGATGTGACACCTGTTTAATCCTTAACGTAGGATAGGTAAAAATATTATGGATATATTTGGATATCAAATCAAGAGGAAGGAACCGGCACAAACTGAGCGTTCGTTTGTGCCACCTTCTGATGACGGTGCCTTAGACACCATCAAAGCCGGTGGCTACTACGGTTCCTATTTGGACCTGGAAGGTGCTGCCAAGAATGAATCAGAACAAATCAAGCGTTATCGTGATATCGCATTGATGGCAGATGTGGATGCCGCTATTGATGATGTGGTGAATGAAGCCATTGCCAATTTGGACAATGAAGATATTGTACATATTGATTTACAAAATGTCAAGGTGTCCGCTTCTGTAAAGAAGAGCATTGAACAAGAATTTGACAACATCTTGAGCTTGTTGCATTTCAAGGAAAAAGGTCACGATTATTTTCGACGTTGGTACATTGATGGCAGAATATACTTTCACAAGGTGATTGATACCGCAAAACCCAAGCAGGGGTTGACAGACATTCGGTACATTGACCCAAGAAAAATCAAGAAAGTACGTAATGTCATCAAAGAAAGAGAACCCAAGACGGGTGTGGAATTTGTGCAGAGTGTGGAAGAGTTCTTCATGTATAATGAAAAGGGCATTCATATGTCCCCGAACATGGCTATATCCACACAAGTGCAGGGATTGAAAATCACCAAAGATGCCATCTGCTACACCTCATCTGGGTTGTTTGATGTGGATCAACAAATGGTGTTGAGCTATTTACACAAAGCCATCAAGCCTGCCAATCAGTTGCGTATGATGGAAAATGCTTTGGTTATCTATCGGTTGGCTCGTGCTCCTGAAAGAAGAATCTTCTACATTGATGTAGGCAATCTTCCCAAATTGAAGGCTGAGCAATATCTGAAGGACATCATGAATCGCTATCGTAACAAGATGGTGTACGATGTGAACACAGGTGAACTGCGAGATGACAAGAAGGCCATGAGCATGTTGGAAGATTTCTGGTTGCCTCGTCGTGAAGGTGGCAAAGGTACAGAAATCACAACACTGCCCGGTGGGCAAAATCTCGGTGAGATTGCTGACATTGAATATTTTCAACGCAAGCTGTATCAAGCATTGAATGTTCCTGTGTCACGGTTGCAACAACAAAGTGGATTGAACTTTGGTCGTGCAGCAGAAATCACACGGGATGAATTGAAGTTCACCAAGTTCATTGGCAAACTTCGTCGTCAATTTGGTTTGATGTTTCATGACTTGTTGAAAACACAATTGGTTTTGAAAGGTGTATTGACAGAGCAGGATTGGACAGACATAGTGGAATCCATTAGTTATGTGTACGCACAAGATTCTTATTACACAGAAAGCAAAGACCAGGAAATCATGCGGTCACGCATCGAGTTGTTGGCACAAATGGATCCCTTCATGAACAAGTATATGACCAAGAGCTACATTCAGAAGAACGTCTTGCGTTTCACTGAAGAAGAAATTGATGAGATGGAAAAAGAAATGGAAGTCATGGCTCCTGAACCTGAACCGAATACACCTCAAGATAACAATTCATAACTTCTTAGGAGATAGATATGAAAAATATGAACGAAACCGTGTTGGATCTTATTGACCACATTGACAGCGGTGACAATCTTGCTGCTGAAGCCACATTGAACAACATTTTGCAATCACGCACTGCTGAAGTGTTGGATGCCTTGAAAATAGAAGTGGCATCCTCCATGTTCAACACACAAGATTGTGCTGAATGTGATGAACAAAATGAAGAAGTAAAAGTTGGTGACACAGTTAGTCCCAATTACGGTCCTAACAAAGGAAAAAAGTCTAAGGTGACGCGCGTACACCCCAACAAGAGTGTTGATACAGATAACGGATACCACTCACCTGGAGCATATGACCGCCACACCAATGAAGAAATGGAAATTGAAGAAGGTATGGTGAAGGCAGCAAACAAAGCTGCTAAGAAAGCATATGTACAAAAATTAGGACATAAAGTTTCTAGTTTCTCAACTCCTAGAGCACACGTTCAATCAGGTAGAAATGCATTAAAGAATAAGCCTACAGGTTACTATGAAGAAACAGAAGTCACCAATGAAGCTTTGAAGGGTGGTCAACACAAGATTGATGCCAACAAGAATGGCAAGATTGATGCTCATGACTTCAAGTTGCTTCGTGGCAGAAAGAAGAAAGGTATGTAACATGAATGAAGCCACCATGACAGACGCGGACATGAAACAGCGAGAAAACATTGTAAAGTCCATGAAGAAAAACTTCAAAGACTTTCGTAAGCGCTATGGTGCTGATGCCAAGAACGTGATGTATGCCACAGCCACCAAGATGTCCATGAAGGAAGCTGTCAAGGATGAAGCTGACAAGGGTGAATATGATTATGAAGGTGACATGGCCAAGTCCTCACTTCGCACTATTAGTCGTAATGCAGAAATGATGCATGACATGCTTGGGGAAGACACCAATCTTCCTGAATGGGTGCAAAGCAAAATCACCTTGGCAGAAGATTACATCGTGTCAGCAGCACAATACATGCAATCAGAAATGAAAGAAGAAGTGAAAATTGAAGAAAACAAGTACAGTCTTCCTGCAGGCTCTATGAAGCCTGAACATCCTGAAAAGCCCAAGAGTGCATTAGAAAAGCGTTTTGGACATTTGAAGCCAGGTGAATCTGCTTCGTTAAAGGGTGACCCAAAGAAGGTGATGAAGAAAGAAGAAGTGGAACTGGATGAGATTTCCAAAGAACTTGCCAGGAAAGCTGTCGATAAGGCATCAGAAAAAACCAGAGTAGCTGCATATCACTCCATCTATGGCGGAAAATCTGGACATAAAATGTTTCAGAAAGCTGTTCGTCAACACAAGAAATTTTCTGATTATGCATATGCAAAAACACCAAAAGTTCCTTATGTTAAAGAAGAGGAACAGATGGATGAATATAACGCCACACCTTACAGAAGCACGGAACGTGGCGCGCGTGGCAGCAAACGAGCAGGCCAACCACGAACCTCCAACTTCAAACAATTCTTCCGTCCCCCTGAAGGCTTCACCAAGAAGGGTATAGAAAAGGGTGGCGGTGTGAAGACCGTATATCATTACAAAGGCAAGAGCAACACACCATCAGGTGCTACCATGAAGATGGGCGGTGTCAAAGTGAACCTAGGTAAAACATTTACAAAAAGACGACCACAAGAAGGGAGCAAATAATGGCAATAACTGTATTAAAGAAAACACCTATCCATGTTGTGGTCGCTGTTTCAGGAGCAAGTGCATCTGAAACCATCAATTTGTCCTCAACATTGGCCACAGCTTCTCAAACTGCATCATCACCTGTGGTGAACATCAGCGCCATTCATTGGTCTGTGCCTTCAGGCAACGCCACCATCACACGCAACTCTGTGTCATTGTGGTTGTTGACAGGTGCCGAAGATTTTGACTTCAATGGATACTCTGATAACAGAGAAAATACTAGTAACATCGTGGTGACCACTCCTGCGGGCGGTGGCACTGTGATTATTGAAATGGTGAAAATTTCAGGTTATGGTGACGTACAACACGTGAATCCATTAACCTAAGGAGATTGAAACATGAAACTGATTTCAGAAATAGTTGAACAAGTACAAGTCATCACAGAGGAAAAGAGCAAGGATTTGTATCTGGAAGGTGTGTTCTTGCAAAGTGAACTAGCCAACAGAAACAACAGAATCTATCCCAAGGCTGTGATGGAAAAAGAAGTGGCACGTTACATGAAGGAATATGTGGATTCCAATCGTGCCTTTGGTGAACTGGGACATCCAGAAGGTCCTGTCATCAATCTGGATCGTGTGTCACACATCATCACTTCATTAAAGGAAGATGGCAACAACTACATTGGTCGTGCCAAGATTTTGAACACTCCCATGGGCAACATTGTTCGGGGGTTGATTGAAGGTGGTGCACAACTAGGCGTGTCATCCCGTGGTATGGGCACCTTGAAGGAACGTGAAGGTGGCATCAATGAAGTGCAAAATGACTTCTATTTGGCCACTGCTGCTGACATCGTGGCAGACCCTTCAGCCCCGGATGCCTTCGTGCAAGGCATCATGGAAAACAAAGAATGGATGTTCGTGAATGGTTCATGGACCTATCAAAACATGGATGAAACCAAGAAGTTGATTGAAACAACCAAAAAACAACAACTGGAAGAAATGAAGTTCCGAGTGTTTGAAAACTTCATGAACAGTCTTTCCAAGAAGTAAACCTGTATAAATAATAGTAACGTTTGTAACTAACTTTAGGAGATAGTTAAATGGCCTCAATAGAAAACAAGATTCGTGATATGATGAATCGCAAGGTTGATGTGGCAGAATCTTTCCCAGGTATGGGTAACAACAAAGAAGCTGCTGCCATGTCCCAAGGTTCATCTGAAAAACCAGAAGTGCAGATGATGGGTGTGTCCAGCGCTGCCAAACCAGCTGATTCTACCAACAAACTTGCTGCTGGTGCAGGTGTGAAGGAAGACAAGCCTATGAAGCAAGGTTCTTCACAAGATGCTGTCATTGACTCAGAAGATGACCAAGAAACTCAAGGCAAGACACAAGCCAGCAAGGCAAAGAAGTTCGCAGAACCCAAGCACCAAGGTGCCGGTGCAGCTCCTAACTACACCACACACGCAGATCCATCATCAGTTGTGAATCAAGCATCAAGTGCTGGTAATGTACACAAGGAAGAAGCTGATGTGGAAGAGGCTGTAATGATTAAGCCAACACCTGCTGTGCAATCAGCCATTGATGCTTTCAAGAAGAAGCGCGCTGAAGCTGCCAAGGTTAACGATGGCAAAACGAAACCACCAATGCCTGCAATGAAGCCTGCAATGAAGAAGGAAGAAGTAGAAGAAAACAAGGAAGAAGAACAACTGTTCATCACAGAAGAAGAATACAATGCTCTTTCTGACGAAGAAAAGGCAGAATGGGAAGCTGTAGAATTAGAAGAAGATGCCACTGAAGAAGTTGAAGTGGAAGAAGTTGAAGAAGCCAAGATGATGAAGAAGAAGGAAGAAATGATGAAGAAGATGAAGGAAGAATTGTCCAAGGACATTGAAAATCTTCTGTCATCTGAATCAGAACTTTCAGAAGAATTCAAGACCAAAGCAACTTCATTGTTTGAAGCTGTAGTTACTGCACGTGTGGCACATGAAGTGGAAATCATGGAAGATGTGCTTGCAGAACAAGCAGCAGAAGTTGTGGCTGAAATGCATCAAAAACTAGTTGACAAGGTGGATGCCTACCTCAACTACGTGGTGGAACAATGGGTGGAACAAAATGCTCTAGCCATTGAAAACGGTCTACGTACCGAAGTAACAGAAGATTTCATCGCTGGTCTCAAGGTGTTGTTCCAAGAGAACTACATTGAAGTACCAGAAGAAAAATATGACGTTCTAGGCGAAATGCAAAACAAGATTGAAGAATTGACCACAGTGGCCAATGAAGCATTTGCAGAAGCTGTAGAACTGAAGAAAGCATTGACTGAATCCAAGCGTGATGCTGTGTTCATGAAAGTGACATCTGATTTGGCACAAACTGAATCAGAAAAACTCCGTGGTTTGGTGGAAGAAGTGGAATTTGATACTCCAGAACTTTTTGAACAAAAGTTGACTGTCATCAAGGGCAACTACTTCCCAAAGGCTGTTGTTGAAAATGCAACACTCCCAGAAGAACAACCAATTGTGGAAGAAACTTCTGGCACAGTAGCACAATATGCAGCAAGAATCAGTCGCACCAAGTTCTAAAAATTTCCACTTGTATAAATAATATTAACGTTTAACAAAACAAACAGTCACAGGAGAATAAGAATGTTTCTTTCAGAAAATCTACAAAAGAAGTGGGCTCCAGTATTGGACCACGACGCAATGCCAGCAATCAAGGACAGCTACAAGCGTGCAGTAACTGCCGTTGTTCTTGAAAACCAAGAACGCGCTCTTCGTGAAGAAAAAACAGCTCTTTTCGAAGCAGTTCCAGCCAACAACATCGCTGGTTCAGGTGCAAGTGAAATTGACCGTTACGACCCAATTCTTATCTCATTGGTTCGTCGTTCACTTCCAAACTTGATGGCTTATGATGTCGCTGGTGTTCAACCAATGACAGGTCCAACAGGCCTCATCTTCGCCATGAAGTCACGTTTTAGCACACAAACTGGTACAGAAGCTCTATTCAATGAAGCTGACACAGATTTCTCAGGCACAGGCACACACGCTGGCTCAAACCCAGTATCAGGTGCATACACAACTGGTACAGGTATCACAACAGCAACTGCTGAAGATATCGGCAGTGGCACATCATTCGGCGAAATGGCTTTCTCAATTGAAAAGACCACAGTAACCGCTAAGACACGTGCATTAAAGGCTGAATACTCTGTGGAATTGGCACAAGACTTGAAGGCAATTCACGGTCTTGATGCAGAAGGCGAATTGGCCAACATTCTTTCACAAGAAATTCTTGCTGAAATCAACCGTGAAGTGATTCGTACCATCTACAAGGTGGCAAAGCCAGGTGCCGCATCAGCAGCAACTGCAGGCACATTTGACCTTGATGTGGACTCAAACGGTCGTTGGTCAGTGGAACGTTTCAAGGGCTTGATGTTCCAAATCGAACGTGATGCAAACGTCATCGCACAAGAAACTCGTCGCGGTCGCGGTAACTTCATCATTTGCTCATCAGACGTTGCAGCAGCTCTAGCAATGGCTGGCAAGTTGGATTACACCCCAGCTCTTTCAGGCAATGATGGCATCTCATCAGATGACACAGGTAACACATTCGCAGGTACATTGAATGGCCGTTACAAGGTGTACGTTGACCCATACTCAGCAAACACAAACGCCGCATCACAATTCGTGATGGTTGGCTACAAGGGTACAACAGCATATGACGCAGGTATCTTCTACTGCCCATACGTTCCTCTCCAAATGGTTCGCGCAATTGATCCATCAACCTTCCAACCCAAGATTGGATTCAAGACACGTTATGGCATGATTGCAAATCCATTCGTAACACAAGCAGACGGTACAACAGACGCAGACACATTCACTGCTGACCGTAACCACTACTATCGTTTGTTCGCAGTAACAAACCTTCTATAATAGTAGTAGTTGGAAACTGGGGAAGAGAGGCCGAAAGGTCTCTCTTTTTCCTTTTATATGATATAAATATTAGAAACTTTACAGGACACACACATGACATCTCCACAATATGGACAACCAGATATGTTGGACTTTCTACGTCCAAATGGTTTCTATTTCCTGATTCAAAATCTTCCTCAAGTCACCTATTTCTGCCAATCAGCTAATATTCCCAGTGTGAATCTAGGGTATGCCGTGCAACCCACACCCTTTGTCAACATCCCAAAGCCAGGTGAAAAAATTGATTATGGTGAATTAAACATAAAGTTTTTGATTCAAGAAACCATGTCCAATTACATTGAATTGTACAATTGGCTTCTGGCTTTGGGCTTCCCAGAAAGCAGAACACAATTCTCAGCACGATTTGGTACTGGCGCCAGAGCCACTGATTCAAATGAATACAGTGATGCCACATTGTTGGCATTGGATTCCAATTATTTACCTAAAGTGGAATTCACTTTCAAAGATTGTTTTCCTGTGGGATTGACTGGTATTGAGTTTGATGTGTCCACAGGTGACACCCAGTACTTTGCTGCTCAGGCTGTATTCAAGTATCGCACCTTCACTGTGACACCTCTGACTTGACAAAACTGGTAAGATAGTTTATAATTGAAGGACTGTGAGGAGGTGCCATGAAACTACAAGACATTCAAACCATGTGGGCAGATGATTGCAAAGTGGACCAGACCAATCTGGGACGAGCTGCTGCACGTGTACCAGAGCTACACGCTAAATATTTGAACATGATGACCTCAGTTCGCCTGCAATATCGCAAGGCTGAAGCTGATTATCTTCGTTTACGCAAATTGAAATATCGCTACTATCGCGGTGAGTTGTCCAAAGAGGAACTCACGGAGCTGGGATGGGACCAGTATCTGAACAACAAGCCTTTGAAGAATGAAATGGATGAATTCATGGCATCAGATGATGATATCATTCAACATACCGACAAGCTGGAGTACATCAAGACTTTGTTGTTTCAACTGGAACAAATCCTGAAGAGCATCAATAGCAGAACCTGGGATGTGAAGTCTGCCATTGAATGGTACAAGTTCACCAATGGTGGAATGTGAGCACCGTTACAATATCTAAAAAAGATGAAGTCTATCTCCGGGTGGAAGCTGAACCTGATGTTCTGCTGGAGATGAATGACTTCTTCACGTTCGCAGTTCCTGGCGCTCAATTCACTCCTCAATATCGTGCAAAACTTTGGGATGGCAAAATTCGTTTGTTGAGTTTGTTCACCAAAGAATTGTATGTGGGTCTTGTTTCCTATGTTGAAGAATTTTGTAAAAGAAACGGCTATGCATTTGTTAACAACTGTCAGCATATCCGTGATGTCCGCAATATTACTGAGTTTATTAATGAATTAAACTATCATTCCAATGGTAAGCCTGTTGATATTCGGGATTATCAGAAGATTGCAGTAGAAGAAGCCATTCAGAATAATAGAGCGTTGTTACTGTCTCCCACAGCCAGCGGTAAAAGCCTCATCATCTACACGTTGATTCGATGGCATCAACAACATAATCGTAGACAGCTTATCATTGTTCCCACCACCAGCCTAGTGGAGCAGATGTATGGTGATTTTGCCGATTATGCCACAGACAGTGATTGGAAAGTGTCTGACAATTGCACACGCATCTATTCTGGAAAAGAGAAAATCACCAATGTACCTGTTGTGATTTCCACTTGGCAGAGCATCTACAAGATGCCCAAGAGCTTTTTTGAAAACTTTGATGTGGTGTATGGTGATGAATGTCATTTGTTCAAAGCCAAGTCTTTGACTTCCATCATGCACAAGTGTACCAAGGCACCTTTCAAGATTGGCACCACAGGTACATTGGATGGCACCAAGACACATCGGTTGGTGTTGGAAGGATTGTTTGGTGCTGTCCATAAAATCACCACAACTAAAAAATTAATGGACACCAATCAACTAGCTGAATTGAAAATTCGGTGTATCACATTAGAT